AAATATCATGTAATGCCCTTCACCTAATTGACTTGTCGTTTCAGGATAATAAACTTGACCATATTGATATGGATTTTCTGCCATGTGACCTGTCTGAGGTGGTACATTGGCATTACCTATTTCTAAAGGTGATTTGTTTAAAAGACGAGCAGCAATTTTTTCTGTTTGAGATTGACCAGCAGCACCTATAAAACTACTTGCTAGACCACCGATTTTACCTGCTACTAGGTTACTAACGGCTCCTTTTACTAAACTTGATACTTTTGATGGCATACTAAATAATCCTTGTAATAACAATATTTATACAAATTATGGGCAAGTCTTACAAAGGAATATATAGACCAACAAATCCAAAGAAATACGTTGGCGATTCAAATAGAATAGTTTATCGTTCTTTACTAGAGCGTAGATTTATGTTATATTGCGACCGTAACGAGGATATAACTGCGTGGGCAAGTGAAGAAGTACCTATCAAATACTACAGTCCATTAGACAAAAAGGTACATAGATACTTTCCTGACTTTATTGTAAAGACTTCAAAGGGTAAAAAGTATATAATTGAGATAAAACCATATAAACAGTGTTTTCAACCTAAACCACCTAAAAAGAAGACAAAAGCATTTATGCGTGAGTCGTTTGAGTATATTAAAAATCAAGCAAAATGGAAGGCTGCCAAAGCGTATTGTGAAGACAAAGGTTTTGAGTTTAAAATAATGACTGAAAAAGAATTAGGAATCTATAATTAGTTATAAATATATACAAATGGCAAGCATTTTTGATACACTAAAACAGAAACAAGGAGACGTACAAAAGTCTGCTAGTTGGTATCGTAACGCTGTAAAAAGCATACAAACATCTATTACAGCAGGTAGATTAATGAGAGAGAACAAACTTATTAATAGACCTAGTGCTGGTCGTCTTAACTTGTTTATGTACGACCCTAAAACTAAAGACAGATTGCCATTATATGATATTGTGCCTTTAGTTTTGCCATTAGAACCAATACCAGGTGGTTTTTTAGGTATGAATTTTCATTACTTACCACCTTTGGCAAGATATAGAATGTTAGAACAGTTACAAAAATTTGCTACAAACAATAACTTTGATAGATCAACAAAATTAGATTTAGGTTATGATGATATTAAAAAAAGTAAACTAATGAAACCTACTATTAAAAAATATTTGTATAGTTATACACGTTCAAAATTTTTAAGAATAGACGCTAATGAGGCTGCTATCTCAATATTTTTACCTGTACAAAGATTTAAAAAAGGGAGACCATACTAATGGCAATTTTAAGAGGCGGAAAAAGAATAGGTGGTTATGACGTTAGAATAGGTATACCTAGAGATAGATCACTAGATAACGTAAACAGCGATCCTAGATTAAGACAAAAAGTAGGTGGTAATCCTGAAAGCACAATAGGTAGATTTCAGGCGATGGTTAACGAGGCAGAGGGTTTTGCTCGTAAAGCAAGATACTATGTTGAGTATCAATTACCTAAAGGCATTTCTAACATAACACCTAACATAGGTAATTCAGCAATACCATTAGGTGATGACCCTACAGAAAAGTTTTCAAACGCACAACAAGAAGTACAATACTTTCCTAGTCAATCAGAATTATTATCTGTTCAACAAGGCAATTCAAAAAGAGTTCAAGCATTTTGTGATTCTATTTCTATGCCTGAAAGAACAACAGTAAGTAAAGAAATAAAACACAATGGTCCTAAACGTAAGTTTGTATATGATTATACTTCAGCACCTATCACTGCCTCTTTTTATGCTGATAAATTTTTAAGAGAAAGATCATATTTTGAATTATGGCAACAGTGTGCTTTTTCTACTACTACACATAATTACAATTTTTATGATAACTATGTTTCTGATATTAATATATTTCAATTAGGTCAGTTTGCTTCTAGGCAAGAAAGAGATGACGTAACTTATGCTGTAAAACTATTTGATTGTTATCCTAAAACTATCAGCACAGTAGATTATTCACATGAAACAAATGCTGTACAAAAGTTTACAGTCACATTTGATTTTAGATATTGGGTAAATTACTTTATTGATAAACAAGGTAACATAGAATTAGGACAGGCAAATTTCAGAGATGCTACTGTTAAACAAGCTGGTGGTTTGTTTGGCGGTTTATTAGGAAAATTACCACCAGAATTAAGACGAGCTGGTCGTGGTGTGATAGAAGATTTAAGAAGAAGAATACCTATCGGTGGTGTGACAGGCGGAAGAGTGTTCCCACCATTCAAAATACCACCACTAAATATATAAAAATTAAGGAGATAATATTATGGCTTTACCAAAAATTGAAACGCCTACTTATGAGTTGACTTTACCATCGCAAGATATTAAGGTACAATATAGACCGTTTCTAGTAAAAGAAGAAAAAATACTTTTGATGGCGTCTGAAACAGGCGGTCAAAAAGAAATGATACAGGCAGTAAAAGATATTGTAAGTGCTTGTACATTTAACAAAATTAACGCAAGTACATTACCTATATTTGATTTAGAATATTTGTTTTTACAGATAAGAGCAAAGTCAGTAGGTGAGGTATCAAAATTTAAAATCTTGTGTCCTGATGACAAAAAAACTTATGCTAACGCTGAGATAGATTTATCTAAAGTTGAGGTACAAGTTGACGACAATCACACAAACAAAGTTTTATTAGATGAAAATAGAAAATTGGGTGTAGTATTTACTTATCCTACTATAGATAGTGTTTCCGTGGGTGAAAATATTAAGGCAGATAGCAAAACACTATTTAATGTATTAGTAAATTGTATAGATCACATATATGAAGGTGATAAAATATACCCAGCTGCTGAGTCTACTAAAGAAGAATTAGATCAGTTTGTTGAAGATTTAACACAAGAACAATTTGAAACATTTAGACATTTTTTTGAAACAATGCCTAAATTAAAACATGATGTAGAAATAGAGAACCCTAACACTAAAGTTAAAAGTAAAGTAACTTTACAAGGAATACAAGATTTTTTCGGATCAGCCTCTCCCACAATAGCCTAGAGGCGTACTTTTCCACTAATTTTGCTCTTATTCAACATCATAAATATAGTTTAAGAGAGATTGAATCATTAATGCCATGGGAACGTGACATATATGTTAATCTATTACAACAATACATAAAAGAAGAAAATGAACGAAGACAACAAGAAGCAGAAAGGCAAAAGCACAGTGGATGAAGTAAAGGTTGCTGAACCAAAACAGAAAATACAAGTAGATTTAGAAGTAGATACATCTGTTAAAGATTTAGGAGTAAACCCATATGCTAAATTAATTCATATGGCAAGAGCTGTTGACGCATGGCGAATATTTCCTAGATTATTCTTAACAGTTTATATTATATTATTATACAAATGTGTAATATGGTATATGAATTTATCTGCTCCTACAATGGAACAAAGTGGTTTAATTAGTATCGTAGTTGGTGCTGGGGCTGCTTGGTTTGGTCTATACACAGGAACAAGTAAGAAAAGTAAATAATGGCTGAAGTCACTAAATTAAAATTAGCACAAGAAGAATTACAAAACCTTGAAAAAACATTTTCAGGTTTAGTACAGTCTGTTATACCTAATATAACAGAAAAGTTAAAAAAAGAAGTAGAGGCTTTTCAATCTTCTTTATCAGCTCAAGCAAGCACAACAATAGGTAAAAATTTAAAAGATTTAAATAAATTTTTAGAAAACTTTGATGTCAGAGTGACTGATTTAGGTGAAACTTTTGCGCCATTAGAAAAAATTAGAGATAGTTTAACAACAGATTTAAAAAAAGCTGAAGAAGAGGCTGCTAAATTAAGAGAAAAGAATATATTTACAGAAATAGAATTAACAAAAAGTCAAGCTGATGGTGAGGTAAAAATTAAAACTAGATTACTTTCTGAAAAACGAATTAATGAGGAAAAAGCACGAATATTAAAAGACGAGCAAAAATTAATAGAAGACGAAAAAAAGAATTTAGAAAAAATTAGAAAATTACAAAGTAGTGATAAAGATATAGACAAACGTCAAGGTACTAAACTTTTAGTAGAAAAACAAAATTTAGAAGAAAGAAGAGCAGTATTAGAAGAAGAAAAGAAACTATTTACAGGTAGAAGTGGTAAATTTAATGAACGTATAGGTGGTTTTTTAGATGACTTTGAAAATGCTTTAAATGATAAAGCACCTGACTTCTTAATACCTGTCATTCAACCATTAATAGATATAACTAGAAATGTACAAAAATCTATAGCATTAATATTAGATGGTTTTAGTTTCGCTACTAAAATGATAAAGCAATTTCCTAAAGCATTATTAAAAGCTGGTGACGTTATTGATAAGACATTTGTTCAATCAGTAAACTTTGTTAAAAAAGGTTTTATAAATTTTGATAAAGGTTTACAAGGTACATTTGATGGTGTTGCTAAAGGGTTTAGTGTGTTTAGAAAAAAAGGTTTAATGGGTTCAGTAAAAGCATTAGGTACTTTTGCTAAAAGAATTGCCCTTGCTGGTATTATGGCTTTAGCTGCTTTTGCTCCGTTCGGTATTGCTTTATTAAAAGTTATAGGTGTTGTTGCGTTAGCTGTAGGTGCTCTTGTTTTACTTAAAAAAGGTTTTGACTTCTTAATGAATAACATGGATGTAGTAAAAGAAAAGTTTGCTGCCTTTGGTGAAATGCTTGTTAACGTAAAAGATTTTGTAAAAGAAAAACTAGAAAGTTTTGCTAATGGTGTAAAAGAAATACCTCAAAAAATTAGTGACTTCTTCAGTGACATATTTGTTAAAATAAAAAACTTCTTTATTGATTCAATTAATAGTGTTATAACATTAATTAATAAAATAAAACCAGGTAAAGATATAGAGTTATTAGAGAGAGTAGAAACACCTGTAAAAGTAGAAGAACCTAAAGAATTTGAAAATAAAGATGAGGGTAAAGTTGATCCTGCTTTACAAAAAGCAGCTGATCAGGCAAAAATAGATGAAATAAGAGGCGTTGAAGAACCTATCATTAACGATATTCAAAAAACAAATGAAGTCTTTAATAAAGAAATAGATGACTTCCAAGACAAAAAAGATAAGTTTATAAATGAACAAGAAAGTAAAATACCTTTCTTATCTAAAGATATGAACACTTTAGACATTCAAAATAAAATTAATGAGTTATTAAAAGATCCTAAAAAGTTTGAATTAACACCTGAAAATATGAAAGAAGCTACACAACCTGTTGTAATTAACAATGTTACAGCACCTCAAAACGTTGCTTCATCATCAACTCAACAAGTTGTGGCTGCTAATGCCGCTAAGAGTAATGATGATACCTTCCTCAATTTAAATAGACACGTATAAAAAAAGGGCGCCTATTACTAGGCACCCTTTAAAGTTAGAAAGCGAGAGAGAAAGATTAATCTTCTTCCGCCAATTTACTAAAGTATGACAAAGTATCATCTTCATCATCATCACTTGTCGGTGAAGATTTGACTTCCTGACTTTGTACTGAACCGTTGGTCTTCGGTGGGAGGTCTGTAGACTCAACAGTTTCAGTTTTTCGTGTTCCTGTAATTGTCCTATTCAGTTTCTCTTTAAGTTCGTCATAGGTTTTAAAATTACTAGGATCAACGAAAGGTTTTAGAGCATATTGTTTCTCCCATACTGCTTTGATTTTATCATCACTGTCAGCAACGGCAGAAACACCCTCAAACTCGGATTTATCATAGTTCCAATAACCATCAACTTTTCTGATTTTTAGTTTAAAGTTAGCACCTTTCCAAAAATCAAATGGGTTAATAGGTTTCTCATCTTCAAACGCTGGGTTCATTGTTTCAGCAATCTTATCAAATATCTTTTTACCGAATTTGAATAAGAATACTTTGCCCTCGTTTTCAGGATGTTTAGGATCACTTACTACTAAAATGTTAGAGTAGTAAGATAACTTTCTTTTTCTTTTTCTAGCGATTTCTTTATCACTATCAACACCTGTATTCCAAAGTCTAGTGTTTTCTTCACTAACAGGATCTTTTTGATTTAAAGTTGTTAATGAGTTCTCAATATACCAGCCACCTTTATCTTGGAAAGCATGAGACCATACTCTCTGCCAAGGCATATCTTCATCTTTAGAAGCAGGTAAAAATCTAATAACAGCATAGCCGTTACCAGTTTTATCTAACTCTGGTTTCCAAAGTCTGTCGTCCTGATATTTTGATTTACTATCTTTTTCTTCGGGATTGGCATTTGCTTCAAGTGCCTTTGTTAGTTTGTCAAAGTTTGAAGCGGATGATTTTAATGTTTCAAAATCCATATTTGTATTCTCCTTATTAATCGTATTATTGTATTTGTGTTACCTATATAATCGGTATCATTATTATTTATAAGACTTTTCACGTTCTCTTGCCCATTTTTTTACATCATTAGGACTTGATTTAGGTAAAGACTTCTTAATTTTATACTCTCTATATCGCTCACACCACTCAACAATCTTATCTAATAATCTGTATATAAAACTGTCAAACATATAAACACCAATATAACATAATTTTACGCTAAAGTCAAGCGCCTTTTGAGTTCTTTATAATCAATATATGACAGATTAGGTGTCTTACCTTCCCACTCTTTTACTTGATTATTTACCAAATCATCTACATATATACCTTTATCTCTGTCTTCTATTAGTTCATTCACTTTGAAAAACTTAATACCTCTAAATTCTTTAAACAGTATTGACCACTGATTTATCCAATTGACAGATGGTATGGCTTGTTGCTCTGCTGGGGCATAACAATTTGTGCCTTTGTAGATGTTATTTAATAGTCTATCTTTGCTATTTAAATCATGTCCTATCAGATAAACTTCATCTGGTTTTTCTTTTAAACAGGCAACTAATCCGCTAGTTGAACCAGCAGCCCAACCTCTATCTTTCGGTTTTATGATCTCTGATAGATTATTTGCTTTATCATCATCTCTAGTCCAACTAACGTAAATACCTGTGTGATTGATTTCTTTTTTTAAAACTTCATGTTTTTTAGGATCTTTTTCATATCGTTTTACAATACTTGCTTTACCTTTTAAGTTTACACCATGAAAGACATACTCTGTTTCTTCTTTTCTTTCATTCATTTTAAAAGTATTAAACCATTTCTTAACATTATCTATTTCATTTTTATCCATAGTGCCGTATATGGTCATTTCAAAAGTTTGATATGGTAATCTATTCCATTCTCTAAAGTAAGTTTGATTATTGTAACAATAACCACTTTGATAAATCTCGTGCATTATACCGTGGTCAACAGCAATCAAAACATCAGGATTAAAATCTCTATAGATGGCATTACACCCATATATCTTGCCATGTTGTCTTAATTTTTCTAAATCAAAACCTTTACGACTTTCGCCATTGCCTATTAAAAATACTCTTTTCATTGTTTTAATGACCCAACTAAAACTTTCTTATTCATTGTTGTTTCTAATCCTTTGTGTTTTATTTTACCACTAAAATAAATTATTTTACCTTTTTCTGGTTTTACTTCAAATTGTTTTTCATCTATATTAAACACTGTTGATCCGTCACTGTTATTTAAATATAATACAAAAGAAAACCAATCTGTTTTTTCATGTGTATGTTCTTTTTGCCAACCACTTTTTTCATATTCTATTAAATGTAAATGATCTATCTTTCTATAATCAGCATATTTGCCAACCATTTCATCTAATATCTTTGTATCAAAATACCATAAACACGGTCTTGTTTGAAAACCATTTTGAGTAAATATATCTAAATCATAAATTTTCATTTCTTTAAACTTTAAATCTTTTAATAAGTTTATAGAATAATTTACTACATTGTCAGAAACTTTATCAACGTAAATATACTTCTCATCTAAATCTATCATAGAACACTATTGATAATACCTAGTAGATATATAGCAACTGATATAGCATTTAAAACTATCAATGCTCTATCGTGCCAGAGTAATCCTACAATCAGCCAACCAGTCATACCTAAAACAGCAGGATATAAATTATAAGGGTGTACATTTGCTGATGTTAAAATCATAGCAATAATTAATAATACACTACTTGCCCATTTTATATACCATGACAAGTCACCTCTAGGTGTTACCTTTTTATAAACTCTGCTTGAGTTTAACTTGGCAATCTTTTCGTCTAGTTTTTCTTTTATTGGTTCAATCGTCATTCTTCTCTAGCCTTACGAGCAACTTCTTCTAATGCTTCTTGTTCTTCTTTTTCTCTTTGCTTGAATCTTTCTATTGGGTCCTCTTTCATTTTCATCTCATATTTTAAAATGATATTACTTAATCGTTGAGCTGGCCAATTAGCCTGTATCATCTCATCTCTTAAATCTTTTATATCTTTAAGCATTTCTTCTATCATTTAAATACCTCTTTAGTTCTTTGTCTTGTACATTTTTAGGAATCTCATTCTTATAAAATATTCTATAACTATCACTACCATATTTACCTATACCATGAAGTGCCATAGCGTCTTTACGATTCCATGATAAAAAATCTATACTCATTAATCTTATTCTTCTTGCCCTAACTTTAGACATGCCGAGAGGTCTTAACATCTTTTCTTGCGTCTTATATTTACCTCTGATATAAGCAGTGGCATTAGGGTATCTCTTAAATAATTTAGGTAATAATTCTTTGACCTGTTTTCTATATGTCAAGTTAAGGCACATTACACCAACCATATGTTGCCATACACTTTTAACTTGTTGTTGTACCATTAGATGTTCTTTCATCTTTTTTTCTTATTCTTTGTTATATGTTTGTAATCAAGGTATTGTGAGCACCATTCATAAAAACTATCATTATTAGCAGCCCAACACTGAGCAAAGGTTTTGTCTTTACGTTGTTGTCTGTATTCTTCTCTTACTTCTTGCTCTGTTAATTTACGTTCTTCACTCATAATACAAATGTTAATATTAATAGTATGACACCTACAAGACCTAAAAAATATACTGGTGCCCTTAATAGAGGTATATTATCTAGCCATAATAAAAATTTATTTATCATTTATAAAAATCTCCTTCATAATCATTTTACATTCTGTTATATTAAAACTAACAAAAGTTTTTAGTCTGGCAATCGTAGATGATATTTTAGACCATACAACTTTTTCGGTAATTTCTTTATCCCAATTTTTACTAAACGATAAGAAGTGGTCAAGCACGACTGCGGTTTGTAGCGATATTCTTTTTTGAAGTAGTAATCGTAAAAGTCGTGGATGTTGTCCATTATGGCAAACGAAACCATCATCAAAAGAAAGATTATTCCGAACAAAGTCATCATTAATAGATAAGCAATCTGCTCTAAAATGGTAGGCAAAAGCATCCTTACGTTTTTTATAATCCAAGTAAACATCTCTACCATCATTTTGTAACAAGTTACCAATCCATTTTTTACTATCTGTAATAAAGTTAGCAACAAAGAAGTCCAGTATTTCATGTTCGTTATATTTTGTACTTAATTTATGAAAAAAGTATCTATCATTTCTTTTTGTAAATGTTTCTAATTTACAATTTACCTTTCCGCCATATTTATAGAAGTTATAATCTTTTGATGTAAAGTGTAACTTAACTGCCAAGTATATTTTATAAACATCAAATCCTCCGTACATTTTCTTTATCTCGCCATTGTTTTCTTAATGTTATATAAAACTCGTCTTGTGTTACTAAATCTCTAAAGTCTTTAAATCTTCTTGCTGACTTTGCTTTCTCACTTGTAGCCCAATCTTTCTCTTGTGGTAATACTTTACCATCTTTGCCATACTTCTTGCCGTCTTTGTGATTAGCATATCGTCTGGCTCTTGTAAAACCCATTTCTAAAAACTTTCTACACATATCCATACCAACAAAGTCTTTTTGTATTCTATAATCTAAATACATATCAAATATTTTTTGT